ATCTCGTCGTAGTGCCGGTTCATCGGGTCGGTCGGGACATGGGCGACGGTCGGCCCGATGAGATCGCCGAGCCACTCGCCCTCGTCGAGGGTGACCGTGATCGTAGTTTCTTCGGGATTTGAGTAGATGAGCTGCATGGTCAGAAATCCGCGTCCGCCGTAAATGTGCCTTGTAAGTTGATTTGCGAGTTGGCTGCAGTGACTGTGGCTATGGGCTCAAACCCGCTGCCGTCACCGAATACAGCAATGGAGCCAGTGCAACTGACTGACCCAGAGAAATTGGGCGTTACCGTTGGCAAGGCGCGCATCGTCACCGGGAAGGGCTGCGCTTGCGCCAGCACAACGCCAATGGGACCACCATAACCGAGAACACGAATACTGCCGCTCTGATAGTACCGCTGGCAGTCGATCAGATTGTCGCTGTACTTGCGGAACTCCGGCTCGGCGTTGGCCGCCGCCGCGCCAACCATCAGCGCAACGCCGGTGATGTAGAGAGTGGCGTTGAGTGTGCCGACCACGCTGACTGCGCCGGGGGCGGAAACGAAATTGCCCGCCGTCCATACGTTAGGAGCAGAAGAAAAAGTTGAGCCTACCCCGAAGCCCAACGACACAATTGCCGCTGCCGCATTCGCAGCGACGGACCACGTTCCCGCCGTGTCGCCGGGAATATTAATCCTGACCTTCGTCCAGGTGTTCGCAGCTAGCGTGTAAGTGAAAACATAAGATCGATTGCCGACGCCATTACGCAACGACCCACCAAACGTGCCCGCTAGATTTGAAGCCGCCCAAAACTCAAGCGTAACTGGCTGTGCGTTGGCTGTGCCAAATAAAGCATCACTAAAGTTACAACCTTCAATTTGTTGTTGGAAACAAAATATATCCGATGCCACCAACGTATGAGCGGTGGTTGTCCCAAACGAAAGCCCCCACGGAAACGTAAGTCCAGGCACGAAAGTGCTATTGGCAAATTGCCCAGAATTGCCTACCGCAGCTGCACAAACCGCCTGCCAGCGATCAATGATATATATCGATCCTGCCGGAACCCCAATCCCCGATCCCCCATGGCGCTGATCGACCGCCATGTCGCCGTTGATGATGCGGTTTCTGTAGCGCGTATCCGAGACGGCAACTTGCCATGTCCTATCCGAGCCGCGCCGCGCATAGTTCTGCCCGTCCGTCGGCGCCTCTGGCACCGGCCCAGGCGGCCCTGTGGCGCCCTGCGGTCCCGTTGCGCCCACAGGCCCTTGTGGTCCCGGAACCGTGCTATCAGCGCCCGGAGGACCCTGCAGCCCTTGCGGCCCAGTCGCTCCAGTCGCTCCAGTCGCCCCATTGGCCCCAGGCGATCCCGCCATGCCCTGCGGCCCAGTTGGCCCGGTAGGGCCCGCGGCCCCCTGCGGACCCTGCGGACCCTGCGCCGCGCCCATATCGGCCCAGCCGGCCGCGTTCATGCCGGTTCCGACATAGACCCAAATATGCTCGTTGACGGTGTAGATAAGCGCCTGGCCCAGCCCCATGGTCAGCTGAGCCGGCGGCACGCCGGCGGCGTCCCAGTTGGCCGGAATGATGCCGTTCGTTGGCAGATTGGCCGGCGTCTTCGACGCGCCGAACTGACCCACGATGACGGCGGTTTGACCAGCGAGGCCTTGCGGGCCTTGCGGGCCCGCGGCCCCTGTTGTTCCGGTGATTCCCTGGGGTCCGGTAGGCCCGGTGGCTCCAGTCGGCCCGACAGGGCCCACCGGACCTTCAGGCCCCAGCGTGCCGGGATGAGAATCGACGTATTCCTTGGTCGCGGCCTCAAGCGGCTGAAGCGGATCCGCGGCCAGCATCACCGAATCGTGGAATGTCACAATGCCAGTGGCGCGTTCGATGGTGATCGGCGCGTCGACGAGCTGCCCGCTGTTGAAACGCTGAATGGCGAAGTCGACCTGCGGCGTGCCGTCATTGAGCACGACCGACCACAGAGCCTGGCTGTTGGCGACCGAGGTGATACCGCCGGGCGCCCCAGTGATGGTCAGGTTGGCGACGGTCGAGGTCGGCGGCCCCGGCGGCGCGCAGCCGCACGCATTCTGCCAATCGCCGTCGATCGGCAGACCATCGACAACCCATCCGCCATTATTACCCAAACGACCTCACTCTCCCGCGCGCGAGCAGCGAACCCGACGCCCGCGCGCGCTGCCAATTGGCGTTGAGCTTCTGAATCTGATCTTCGGCCAGCATCTTGAGACCGCCGGCCTTGTCCTCCTCGCCGACCGCATGCAGATCGGCATGCATCAGCGCGCAATTGCGGTAGAGCGAATTGAACTTGGTGTAGACCCAACTGGGAACGGTGTCGGAAAACACCGGCACTTCGGCATAGTAATTCAGTCGAAACTGATTGCCCTCGACATCGTCGACCGGCCCGCCGAAGAAGATCGTCCGCCCCTCGATGGTGTACTTATTCGCGGTCGACGCCGACGTCGTATAAGTGCCCGAATAGGGACTGACCGGCAGTTTGAAGAAGCGATCGCGCTGCTCATAACGGATTGGCCGCCAGCCTGAGGGCGTGGCGCCGCTGGCAATCAACAGAAAGTCACTTTCCAACCAATCGTCGGGCAGCGGCGCGCACATCTGGGTGACGTTATTCGTCGCCTGGCACAGCATGCGGTCGATGCGGAGCTCGGCGTTAAGCTTTTCCTCTGCGTTGCGCACGAAACTGGTGACGAGAGTCTGGCTCCAGTCCTGCCGATTGGCATAGTCCATAAGTTGAGAGCAGAAATCCGAAAAGTCGGTCACTGACTGCCCCCAAGAAGATACTGGAGCTGCGGCGGCAAGCTCATCAAATTAGTGCCAGGCTGCGCTGCGTTTAGAATATTGGGCTGGTCGACCGTATAGGACCGCGGGTCAGGCGCGTTCTGCTGCGGATGGGGCCCGGAGGGCGACGGCATCGGCCGATAGCGAGGATCGTTAGGCATGAACAACCCCTCCGGTCTCGTAATCGGCGGCAAGTCTGTTTGCGGGTTCCAGTCTTGCCCAAGAGAAGGCATCTGAGGCCCAACCGGAAACTTCTGATAGGGCGCCGGCGTGTTGCGCACGGCCTGCATGGACGGGTGATAGTTGGGCTGAAACGAGTTGCGGTAGTTATCCGATTCCTGCTCTGGCCCAGCGCCTAGATTTGAAGTCTGGTATGGCAAGGCCCCGCTGACGCCCATACTCGCAGCTTCTGCATCGGTCGCTGGCGCCGATCCCATGGAGGGCGGGTACCGCTTGTAAGCATCGGCGGTCAACACCTGGCCTTCGCCCAGAGGGCCCTGACGCATGAACTCGGTCGTGTGCGGATTCGTGCGCTCATCCGTAATCGTTTGCCTCGTGTCCGGCATGCCCTGATAACCGGCGCCGAGCAGCGCGCCGCGCGAGGCCGGGTGTTGCGGCTGCGGCGGCAAATTGCCGAAGATCCAATCCGTCCAGCCGCTCATACCCGTCCCATCACGATCAGAATGATGAGGATGATCAACAGCACCCCGACCGCGCCTATGCCGCCGTGGCCCAACCCATAGCCGTAACCCCATGGCGCACTGACATACGGCCCGCCGATGCCGCCGAGCAGAATCAAGATCAGGACAACCAGAAGAACGATGCCGAGAATGCTCATGCGAACCCCGTGCGTGTGCCCTTGGTGTCGATGGTCATCGCCATATGACGCGGCGTCCCCGCGCTCAGACCAAGATGGACCCAGGTGGAATATTCATGGATCAATTGGTCGATTCCGAGCGCCTTCATGTGCGGCTGGAGCGCCCTGCAGATCGCCAGCGGCGTTCCGAACCCCGGACAGGAGAAGTCGACCGCCAACCCGCTCATGTGCGCGCTCGACTTCGAGCCCCCAACCGCCGCATTGACCTGCGGACTGCGATAGCCGGAGCTGATCAGGATCGGCTTGTCGCCGAGGATCGCGCGGACCTTCTCCATCACCTCGGCGGTGCGCTGGAGGTTCTTGCGCTCCTGACTGCCGACGGCCGGCACGTTGGGGATGCCCTTGCGCGCCGCGGTCTGACTGTCGGTGAATTCCGCCAAGGTGAAGTTTGGGGTCACTTGTCGCCCCCGGCCTTGAAATACATCGCCACAATGGCGCTGAAGGCGGCGATCAGCGCTCCGATCAGAATGTCGGTGGCGGCGTTGGGCGTCGACACGAACATGTAGGCGACAACACTGAGAAACCCGATCACGATCAGAATGGCGATGAAGTCGCGCGCCGGCGCTCGAAAAGCCTCGCCCTGCCGCCACGCCTGGTACATCACTAAGACGACATAGCCGCCGACCACGCAGGCGCCCGCAATCGCCACCGGACCGAATGGCAGTGGCTTGAGGGCGGTGTCGTCGGTCATTGCGGCGTGCCCCCGAAGCCGGCGATCCAGATTGCAGTCGCCCCCACTGCGCCGGAAGTCGTAACCCAAACCGCTGATCCTGCAGCCGGCGAACCGCCATAACCGACAATCCAAGCCTCCTCCGCGCCGCCCGGCGGCGGAGCGCCGACCGAGGCGACCCAAACCGCAGTGGCGGCGCCGAGCGGGGCGCCATAGGAGACAATCACAATCGGGGTCGAAGCCATTAGACGCGTCCCGGTGAAGTTCGGAACGGCTTGCCATCACCATTCCACCATTTCTTCCAGTCACGCTCCTCCCAACGCTCGTGAACGGATCGCTCCCAAACAGCAACCGGGACCATGCCGACGCCCCACATGTCTTTGCGCGGGTCGTGATTGTCGCGTCGTGCAGCGGCGCTTTCGAGAATTGGCTCCATGTCCTGCACTGTCTCGATGTGGAACTTTGAATCGTCCTCATCATCCCAGTGAAGAATACGGCGAACGCCGTCAGAATCCTTATAGATTCGCTTGCGCTCGCTCATGCCAGCACCCTACAAATGCGAAACGGCTCCGCGGTGGAACGCGAAGCCGTCTCTTGACACCACCGCTCTGAGAGGAGAGCCGCAATGTCCATCCCAAATAAACGAAAAACCTGGAGAGCGATGCTCAAATTCTCCCAGGATGAATACTTAACACCGGCAGAATGGTCGGCCCTGAGCTGGCTCACCCTCATCGATCGCAACCGTCTCGAATTCGGGCCAGGAAACACTCGTTGGGCTACGAATGAAGCCGAACGTAAAAGCAATCTAGAATTTTTCCGCAGCCTCGGGGTCAACTGATGTCCCCCCGCCTCGATCTCACCGGCCAACGTTTTGGCCGGATCGTCGTCGTGCGCTTTTCTCACGTTCAAGCCGCTAAATACACAATGTGGCTTGCGCGCTGCGATTGCGGCGCGATGCTCACTCTGCGCGGAACTTCGCTGACAAGCGGCAACACCCGTCAATGCTTCGACTGTCAAAAAATCGCCGCCAAGGGCAACCAGAGGGCCAAAAAACATGGCCATAGCTCGACGGAGGTTGGAAGCTCGCACCCGAGCCCAACCTACGAGAGCTGGAAAGCCATGCTGGCGCGCTGCTACACCCCCACCAACGCCAGTTGGGAGCATTACGGCGGGAAGGGCATCAAGGTCTGCGACCGTTGGCACGACTTCAAGAACTTTCTCGCCGATATGGGGGAGCGTCCTTTAGGAAAGACACTCCACCGAATCGACAGTAATAAAGACTATGAACCAGGCAACTGTATGTGGAAAACTCCTCCTCACTAGTATTGTTACTTGGTTATACCGTTGAACAAGATGTGCGCCAAACTATTGCGGCATTCAAAGCCGAACTCGCAGACCAACATTCTCGTTTCCGCGTCCCCGACCCTCGCCATTAAATATTGCCTGAAGGAACGGAAGAATGCGACCGCGGCGTAATCCGGATCGATAAGCAATCCGACGTCGACCGGCACCCAACGACTTGGGACACATTTCACTCTGCCGAAGTCTGTCGCTATGACGTCCACAGTCGATACGACTTCTGTTTTCCCCACTAACACCTGCGTCGTCGATCTGCCAACGAAGGTGCTGACGGTCCTCTTCGGCCCCGGCGGCACCACCCATAGCGACGGCGACGCCCCATTGGTGTACGCCTTTTGCATCGCATCTCCCAACATCGCTTCGGTCAATGCGACCGGCGCGCCGGGAACCGGGAAGGCGTCGGTGGAAAGAGTCGGAAGTCCAGTAAGGACAGTGCCTGGCGCCACTGCGCCAGCGACGGCGCCGGTCTTGTCGCGAGCGCGGCCGAGCCAATGGGAGAAGGCTTCGGTCGTGCGAGCCGTCGGGACTGTATCGTCGCCATTCGCACGAGGCTGTCGGCCGCAGAGAATGGTCTCCATGTCGCTTTTGAGGACTTTCGACGCCATGGCCATCTGGTGGGCCATTTCCGACGATTTGCCGGCGGCGTCCGATTCCTCCTGCGAGCCCGACACGGTGGCGTCGCGTTCGCTGATCTGAGTGACGTTGTTTTGTCGAATAGTCGGCTGCGCCGGAGCATTGACGAGCGAAAACCCTTCGACCTGAGCGTTGTTAGGGTTTACAGTGGGGAGAAATTCCGTTTGCCAATCGAAAAGACGGTTCTTTACATTCCGTCTACGAATGGCCGACATGACCGGCGTGTCAAACGGATCAATATTGTAAATCGCATTACTGAGATCTTCGCGGTTACCAACCGCCTCATAGGTGGTGAAAGCATTCGAAACCTTGGGCATAAGTTGACTCCATCAGAGCAATCGTCGAAACACGTCCACGGCATCCGAGAGTTTGCCGCTGCGCGCCAATTGGCGCTGTGAGTCGTCGAGGCCTGATCGGCGTCCATTCCCGCTCAAGGGTGTAGCGGCGCCGGGGGTCAACGTTTTGCCCTTGCCTGGGATGACGGCCTTGGGCCGGGTCGCCATCATACGGTCGTACTTGCTGGCCTTTAACAACACCGTGAGCATTCGCGGGTCGTAAACTGTGGCCACTTCACCTTCGCTGAAGCCTGCAGCCATTGCGGTACGGCGCATGGACTGAAGATTTCGCTTCAGCGTTGCTTCGTCGGGAAGCGCCCGGGGGTGCATCGCGACGAACCTGGCGAATCCATCTATCGCGTATTTCTGTAAGCGTCTATCCGCCTCTTGCGCGTCAATCGCCTCACGCTGCGCCCGCGCCTGCTGGGAGGCGGTGAGCTTCCCGTACAGGATCTGATAGACCTTCTGGCTCTCACGCGCGGCGCGCGGATCGCGCGCGAACTCCTGATCCCAGTTCGGCTCTCTCGGGATCATGTTGGCGAGGTCTTCTTCGTAATCCTTCCGCGCCTTGTGCCACATCTGCCAATTGGCGTTCAGGCGGCTGTGATCGGCGTCGATCTCGGTCTGGATCCCGTTGAGTTGCGCCAGCCGCTGATGGAAGGTCTGCTGACGAATGTAACCGTTGAGGGCTTCCTCGAGCGTGACTTCCTGCTGTTGGCCATCAACGACGATCTCGTACTTTTCGCCGTCGTCATGGCGGGCGGGCGGCTCGCCCTCCTCATCATCGGCGCCGACCTCGGCGCTGATGTGTTCCGGCTCGCGCTCGACCTCCTCCACCTCATCGTCTTCAGGCTCACGCCTGCGCTCGGCGCGGCCGTCAGCAACCTCCCGCTCGTGCGAACGCAGCCGCTCATTGTCGCCGCCGTCGCGCGTGTCGCCGGTTAGAGGATCGCCCTCGATCTCGCGCGCGCCGAACATCGGCTCCGGCTTCTCGCGGGTGGCGACAAACTTCCCGCCCTGATCACGCGGGCGGCTCTGCGGCGCAACCTCGGCTGCGAAGGCCGATGCAGCCTCGTCCAGGCCATCAGGCATAATTTCTCCTCGGCGCGAATTCGACATCGCGCGCTGTGCTCGCCAACTTCTGTGGAATGGCCTCCAGTCCCCGCAGCCGCTCGACCAAGGCAACGATGTTGCGCTGATCCACCAGCGCCGGATCCATCAACTCGCCGAACCATTGCTTACGCAGCGCCGCGACCGCTTCGAGAAAGGCGCGGTTCTCGATCAGTTCCTTCGCCTCGCGCGCGTCCGCCTTGATCTGTTCTAGAGTTCGCTTGTCGGTCATTTCTTCGGCTTCGCCTTGGCGATCTTCGCCTGCGTGTTCAGCGTCGCCGCGGTGGTGAGCGCCTGATGATCACGGTCGAGTGAAGACTGCTGCGCCTGATGAGCCCGGTCGGCTTGGCTATCGAGCGCGCCGGCCACCAGCTTGGCGCCTGTCTGCCCCTCCTGCGATCGCAAGCCTTGCATCGCCTGATGATGCTGGGCCGCCATCTGGGTCATCGCCTGGGTATGCTGGCTCTGGATCTTGGCCATGTTCTGGTGATGCTGCGCGAGCGTCTGCACCGCCTTCAACTGCGCGTCGTTCTGCGCCTGCTGCGCCTGCTGAGCTTGAGCGTCCGAATCGTTCTGCGCCTGGGCCATGTCGACTTGGCCCTTCTGGTCTTGCTGCTGACGATCCTGCTCATCGGACGCCAGTTTGCTGGCCAGCGTCGTCAACTGGACGTGATGGTCGAGCCCCGCCTTCTGCGCGTCGATGTCCATCTTCTGGATGTCGAGTTGCGTCTTGGCGTGCAGCTGCTGGTGCTTGAACTGGGTGTCGGCGATCAGCCTCGACTGATCAAGCTGTTGCTGGGCGAGCGCCTTGGCGCTGTCTGAACGAACCTTCTCCATCTGCGCCTGCGCGGCGACCGCCATCGGATCCGGCGTCTTCGGCTGCGACATCATCTGCTGCAGCTGTTGCGGGTTCGGCGTCTTGAAATAGCGGCCGACGTTCTTCACGTTGGCCAAAGCGAGAAGATCGGTCTGGGTGTTCAACATCTCCTGAACGCCACAGATCGGGTTGTTGACGCCCATCTGCGCCACCAGCATCTGCTGCTTCTGGTCGATCTGGTTGAGCGCCACCATCCGCACCATATCCGAGCCCTTGCCGAGGTTCGGATTGACCTCGACCGCCATCGAAGCGTCGAACGTGCCGGTGTCGTAGGGAATGAATTCGCCGCGGATCTTCAGCGTCCGTTTCTGGTTCGGGTTCTCGCAGATCTCGTTGTACAGACCGCTGAACAGATCCTTAAAGCCGGTTTCGCATAAGACCCGCGCGACCAGTTCGGTGCGCTCTTGAGCGCCGTTGATCACCGCCTCGACGCCGATCATGGTGCTCGACTGCAGCGCCTTTGGGTCGAGACCCTTGGCGGCATCCGAGAGTCCAGTGCGTCGCTGCAGAACATCGTTAAGGGCATCGATGACTGGCATCGCTTGCTGGCCGAGAAACGGGATATTGTTGTACATGACCGAGGCGCTGGGATCGCCGCGAGTGCGGATGATCGCGCCGAGATCGTCGTTGAGCGCGTCGTCGACGGTGACCATGAGCTCGTTGATGACCGTCTTCGGATTCATCGACTCGGCGGCCGAGTCGAGGATCGCCCGCATCATGTTGGTCTTGATGCGCTGAATGTCCTCAGTGTAATCGGCCAAGCTGTCGCCGACGATGGTGTGGGCGATGGGGTCGCATGAAAACAGCGCGAACTTGACCCTGTTCGCTTCCTCATCGGCGACGATGTCGTACTCGAGGCCCATGGTGCAGATGTAACGAAGCTCCGGAACGCCATCGCCATCCTTGTCGATCTTCACATACCACTCGCCATACATCACCCCATCGCCCATCCGAGTGCCCATGAAACGGCCCGGATTGCGCAATTGCGGCTCCGTGGTGAAGGTCGATTCGGAAGTCTGGATGTGGTCGAGGCAGAGCTCGCGGTCGTAGCCCATGGCGATCAACTGATCGATGGGAACAATCCGCTGATGGCCGGTGATGCGAGAAGTTTGAAACGAGCGCGCATAGCGATCGAGCCGCATCTCTTCCGGCGGCACGCCGGCGATCTTGATCAAGGGCTTCGACACTTCGAACTCGATCACGACATGATCGTAGATCGGCGGCGGCGGCGGCGGCGGGCCCGCGGGAGCCATGGCGGGCGGCGGCGCGCCGGCCATCGGGCCCGGCGGCGGACCGGGTGAGGGCGGCGCGGGGGCGGCAAGCGGGCCGGGCGGGGCCGGACCAGCCATCGGGCCGGACGGGGGCGGACCAGGCGCCGGGCCCGGCATTGGCGCATTGAGCGGGCCCGGCGGTGGCCCCGCGCCGGAGGGAGGCGCCGGCGGGAGGGGCTTGCCGATGCTGACCAGCCGCGCCGTGTCGTCCTCCGACAGCAGCATCTGAATCTGATCAGCGCCGACGTTGAGGAAGCGCTTGCGCTTCTTCTCCTTGAAATCCTCGGTCCACCACTTGAGAAAGCCGGTCTTGACCGTCAGCGCATCCTTGATCGCGCCATAAAGATTGAGGAATCCCGGATTGTCGTTCCAAAACACATAGTTGACGTAATCGGTCGCCTGCTCGGCCTGCAGCACCTCTTCTTGGCTGCGCGGCACCAGAAAGACCGGCGCTTCGCTGGCGCCGAATAGCCGGACCAGGCTCGGCAGCATCATCATGATCGCATCGCGGACGTCGGTCGAAACGTAAGTCGAGCGATTGGGTTGGTTGGTATTGTCTTTGTTTAAAATCTCGCCAAGGGTGGCGTTGGGGTCTTCGCCTATGTAAGGCGAGCCTGGGTTATAAGGCCCAATCCAGGGCTCCATCCCATAGTAATATAATTGTGCTTGATTGCGATCGACCTGTAGGAAAGCGTTCTCGTAATCCCGACTGTCGCTCATCAACGAGCGAAGGTAATTCTCGTAACTGTCTGGATCTGATGGATCGTAGGCGGCGGACGAAAGGGGATTGGGGTCTTTACTGTGATAAAACATCCTTTCCATTGTCATGGCGCGCGCCGTCCGGTTCACCCATCG